TTTATTTCAGTCTCAATTGATTCAATTTCTTGTGCAACAAGGACACCATTGTTCCAAACCCAATCAACCCCCTCCATAATACCATTTACAAAGGCTTCTGGAGCGGATGGGTCTTGGACAATGTCAACGGTTGATAGCATAAAATCGCCACCAACATGCTGAACGCCACTTTTGTTAACAAGAGTTCCCATACCACGACTAGAGACACCTAACTTTACACCGCCTTCTAATAATCCTTCAACTATTTTTCCCATAGGGGTTTGCAGTATAGATGCCTTTCCAACAACATCATTACCGTCCCATCTTAGTTCGGTAATTTTGTGTGAAACTTTATCAAGATTGATAGTCGGTCCGTCAGGGTGATTTAACTCTCCGACCGCTCTACCAGTCTTTACTTGTTCTTCTATATATTTGTTAACGGCACCTTCGAGTACTTTCTTTTCATATACTCGGCCGTTTCTATTTTTCTTGTTGGCCTGCATAAACACGCCTTCAATAATTAACTTCTTTTTGCCATTAGCTGCTTTCTCAACTATGACATCTAAATCTGTTTCTATGTATTCTGCTATAAGCTTCATACTTCTAATTCCTCGCCCATCAGCTTGATAAAATCATTAGCTGATTTTTCTGCTTCTTTTGCATTTTTATAGTTGTCATCTAATCTTTCGCCATCAATATATGCGGCAAATTTATTGCCTTTCTTGGCAATGATAACTTCTATTTTCTTCCGTTTGCCACCTTTAAATGACTTAATCTGTTTTTCTCCAGATGCCAGTTTAGTAGCCTTTTCTCTTAACTCTGCAAAAGAAATCATTTATTATTCTTCCTCTTGTTCTTTAGTACCCATAGAAGATGCAATTTCAATCTTCTTAGCGTCTAAAGCAGCGGTAAGTTTATCAGCCATTACAGAATTAAAATTCTTACCAGCTGATACATTATCGCCATCTTTCAAATCATTTATGATATTTTCTACACTCATTATATTTCCTCTTGTATATATTTATAAAAAATTAAAAGTCAAGATCGTCGTCCTCATCGCCATGAGCACCCGCATCTTTTTCTCTTTTTATCTGTGCTTCCATTTCTTTTATGGATTCATCGTCCATTTTAAGGACGTTTTTAGTTACCCATTCAATAGAAATGAATTTACCTAGATAATTCTCAACAGAACCTAACATATCAAATCTATCTCTCCATATCTCAGCTTCTTTTAATTCTGAGAAATAGTTATCTTCGATATAGTTAAATTGTATATGTTCTTTCCAATTATGCCAATCTTCTTTAGTAATAATACCTTTTAAAAGTAATTGTGTTTTAAGAGATTGTAAGAACAAATCAGAAAATCTTTTTCTTAATCTATCAATAAACTTTTTAAACTTAACTTCATCACGTGATATTTCAGTACTTCTACCTAATGTGAATGAAGACTCTTGTTCCAATCTATCTACTGGAACATTAAGTGATTTAAATAGTTTCTTTTGGAAGTATATAATATCATCAATCTGACCTAGATTCTCACCACCTGGTAGTGTAGTAATCTCTGTCCCTCTTCCGCCTTCTCTTCGTGGCAAGAAGAAATCTTCCAACATAGACATATGTTTCTTATCATCTTTGATGTTACCAGTTTTTGCATCATAAATCATTTTATTTCTGTACTGATTCATGATGTTCTTTAGATATTCTTCTGCTTTACCCTTAGGTAAGTTACCAACATCAATATAAAATATTCTTCTTTCAGGAGCTCTTGATATACGATAGATAACAAGAGAATCTTCCATCATTCTTAACTGATTTACAGGTTTAAGTGCTTTCTGTAAATGCGATAAAATTCTTTTCCTTGATGAATCCAATACACCAGATGTACAATAAACAATTGAATCAGGATGGATTTTAAGTCCTTGATTATACTTACCCATCGCTGTATCTTGGAATAAAAAGTATTCCTGTTGTTTCTTAATTATCTGCGCGCCTGTTTTTGGATCCTTTTCTTCTTCTATTTCTTTTACTTTTCTAAGTTTAGTAGGATCAATATACCTTAGTTCTTTAATACCTGCTTCAGGTCTTTTATCATCAATAATAATATGATAAGGTAATCTTCCATCAACATACCATCTTCGGTATATATCATGTCCGTATGCATTAAAGTTTAGTAATGATAGTATGTGTCCGAATTCTTCTTGTATACTATCTTTAATTTTGTCAGATGCCTCTACTTCGTCCAGTACTAGTCTGACTGGTACATCATTAATATCACCACATATAGATTCATTTACAATATCTTCAATAGCGGCATCACACTCTGGCTGTGTCGCAATATCTCTATACTTGTATATTAAATCTATTTCGGATTTGGCTTTATCTCCATCTAAATCAAGATATGCACCAAAGTGGCCACCCGCTTGGATGACACCAGCACCATCTTCATCTGTATTTGGAACAAATGATGGTCTAATTGGCTCTTCACTTTTGCCTTTTCTCTTAATCTCGAAACCAAATAAATTTAGTCCGTTATTTTCTGCCATATTCTAACCTCGTATAATATTGTCCAAGGGACCGAGCTTCGAAAAGCTCTTTTGAAGTCCCTCTTCCAATACTATTTATAACTTCATTATGAAGTTGTATTTGATTCCCAATATTGTACTTGCAGTTCAACTGTGAACTCTTCAATCTGATTCTCATTTTCATAAGAAAGGTCAATTGCAGAGATATTAGTTGGGAAAGTTCCTCTGAAAGTATATTCTTTAACAGCGTTACCTTCTTTATCTAATTGTTCAACAATCATATCTGCCATATAATCATTAGGGTTGGCCAAACCAACATTTGCGTTATGTTGGTTAATACCATTTGACCATCTTTCAAAAGCGTCTCTTACTTTAAAGTCAGTGTCATTGATCACGGTAATATTCCATGGTTCAAATGTTCTGTCTCCAGCCATAATCAGTTTTCTTCCTCTAAAAGGAATCTCGACAGGAGCTAAAACTGATGCGGGTAATTGAGCAGCCTTGCATAAGAAAGACGATAGTTCGACATCACCACCAGCATACCCTGGAAAGTTCAAGGTCGCCTTGAACATATTCGCACGAGCACCACCGCCGGTTAGTCTTGATTTAAAATCATCAATACCTAAAATTGCCATGTCTGTCTCCTATTAATTACCTGCGATCTCGGAGAATGCTACCCCGGATCTTGTTGCTACAAAGTTTAAAGTAATGAAGTTGATTGATCTTGAAGGCTTAATGAATATATCTGCCACAAACTTATTACCATCAACAACTGCTGATGTGTTATTAGATGTGTCACATACAACTTTAAAGTCTTCGCAACCTCTTCGACCTTTTACATCTCTCAAAAATGGTTCCACTAAGTTCCTAAATTGAGCTCTAGTAAATTCATCGTTAAATTCAAATAGTTGTGCTTTTGCAGCAGTACTAATTGCTTTTTCTAATACGATGAATAATCTTCTTACATTGATTCTATCAAATGCAGAAGCTCTTCCTGCCAGTGTTTTGTCTCCAAACAACATTGTACCTTGTCCTGGGAAAGATACTAAAGGATTTACTTTACCTACATAAAGTTCATCTCTTTGTGATGATGTTGGGTTATATGCTAGTTTTGCAACACCTAGTAGTTGACCTCTATTCACACCTGCTGGTGAGAACCATGCGTCAGCCACGTTGTCTACATTAGCACATAAACCTGCACATAAACCTGCTGCACCAATCCAACGATATACATCATTGTATTTGTCATAAACATATACTGCACCTGAATCAAGTGAAGCGTATGATGACGCGGTGAGCGTACCTTCATATGCGAGTACGTCAGTGACTGGAGTACTTGCGTTTACTGAATCTTCGATTGGTGGCGAAATAAATGCCATACAATCTTTTCTTCCCTCACAAATTTCTATTAGTTTTTCACCAATATTATCTTGGCCATCAGCATCTGGATATGCAAATAGTAAAGATACATCAACTGTATCTACATCTGCGAATAAACCCAAACCGCCTGTAATGTCACCGTGAACAACAGATGTTGCATCGGATCCGCCAGTAAGTGAGTATGTTTTAACTGCATTTGGTGAGGCAAATGCTGTACCTGCTGCAGAAACTGTTTGACCAGCTTCAGAGAATACATCATCATGTTCTCCAAACCAAATATAGTTTGATTGATTATTAATTACTTCTTTATAG